ACCGTGTAATGCGATCGCAGCTTTGTAGATTTCTCGGTGAGAGAGGACGTAGAAGGCCTCCGGTTTTAGGTCTTCTGCAACTCGCGATATAGCACCAGGGTCGAGCAGGATGCCGCCAAGAATAGCTTCTTCAGCTTCTACGTTTTGAGGTGGGACGCTGCCAGCATAGGCAGCAAAATTCAGAACCTTTTCAGACTTGGCTTGCATTACTTGCTGACTCCCTTAATCTTGGCTAACAGTCCCTTGACTTGGTCTGATGTAATTGACTCTGTACCTGCAATGGGCTTAGGTGCCTCAACCATCTGGCGAACAGCTTTAGTCGCCTTGTATTCCGACCAAACATCGTTGGTGCGATCTTCCTCTCCAATTTTTTGCAGGTAGTCACGAGCAAAAGCCTTTGACTGCTTCTCTCGCTCTGCATACCAATTAACAAGCTCTTGTCGGGCAATCCACTTTTGCCCAACTCGCTTGATTGCCCATTCCGGCATTTTGTAGCCACCCTTTAGCCACTCGTCACTCTTGGTGACTGGATGCACAAATGGCGTGTTATCACACTGCGGCGGAATGACTAAATCTGAACCCTGTTTTAAATTCTCTGGGGCTAATTCAGGCTGAGGCTTTTCTGGAGCCAAGGAGTTCTGCTTAGAATCCGGACTCTCTTCGGCTTGACGAATCGGGGGGGAGACAGTCTCTCTGGTAGTCTCATTGAATGTCTCATTGTTATATAGATCATTTTCGCTATTAGGGAAGTTGGATTTTCCCTGATAGCGAAGTTCCCGGTTTTTCGCTAATAGCGAAGTTGGATTTTCGCTATTAGCGAAATTCACCTGATTTTCGCTATTAGTGGAAATGGATGCTGTGTCAGCTTTGTAGCGATTTGCCCCTGAAGTCTTAGTAGGAGGCCTATGGCGATAGCCTTCTTTCTTTCCGTAGTTGGCTTTAGCTCGCTCCAAAACGGCTAGAAATACCGCCCAGTCAACCCTGATGTGCTTTACGGGCGAGCCATTCCACTTGTATTTCTTGACTACGATCAGATCGAGGTCTTCTAGTCGCTTGCAGGCTTTGTCAAACTGAGCTGTAGTGACGCGGCACTCTTTCCACCAGTCCTCTCGCTTCTTTCTCAGCCAGAGGTGTCCGTCACGAACAACAGTTAACTTAATTTCACCGTTGTCATTGGGACAATGCCAGAAGACGATTTGATTGAGGACGATGCCAGCAACCAAGTCTTCTGCCATGTCGATGTAAATTTTTTTGAGGACAATTTTGTCTCGGTCAATCCGCTCGCTAACCAAGAATGATGAGATTTCGGGGGAAGGATACAGCTCCTTAAATTCATCAAAGTTCATCTCCCTACCCCCAGCGCTTTCTCACAATCCGCCTTGAATCCCTCAAGAATCAGCACCTTGATTCGCTCGACCGACATCGTTTCCTCGAACAGGGGAGTCCAGCCATGTCCCGTCCGTCTGTGCATTACCGCAAAGATGGGCCACGACTGAATCTCCCAACCTAGGTACTCATCAAGTTCGCACCATTGAGGGTCTATCTCAGCCTCAAACGCCTCTGGTGGGAGTTGTCCGCTATATTGAAAACCGATCGCTTCCAACAACACAGCAGCATGACCGCAGTCGTGAGGGTGACTCATGCCAAACCTCCCGACAACTCAAGTTCAACACCAGCCCTGATAACCTTCCGAAGCATCCCCACGTCTTCGCAAGCGTCAAACCAGGGGAGCCAGTAATGCCCGGTGGGTTCGTGGATTAAGGCAGTGTGGGGAAAAATTTGAATCTTCCAGTCGAGGAGGTAGTCAGCTAGTACAGCTTCCCCCACTTCAAGCAGGGAATCACTATCACCGCATCCGGCGTAATACCAGCCGGCGTTTTCCACAAAACTAGCGATCGCTTTTGGGGTGTAAGCAAAGCGATTCTGGGGTAATGAGCGATCTGCTTCTCTCATCGTCCCCCCAGCGCTGCTTTGGCTTGGCGAATTAGACAGGAACTGGAGTGGATTAAGTCTTCGAGGTCTCTTCGGTCGAGGGAAGAGAGTCGGTCTGAGCTGAATGTCTCTGAAACCTGCTTCACCGTTGCCACCACCCTGCGGGGTGGGAGGGAATGCAGGTGAGAGCTGAATGCCGCGTATACGTCCTCAACCGTTGGCATGGGGGCTGGGGCTGCGCTCTGCTGTGGCTCTGCCTCTGTCTGCTTGGGTGGCTTTGAGGTGCTGTCATCAGTAGCCTCACTTGTTCCCCTTAATAGTTTTAGTGCGCTGGACTGAGTGAGGTTCCCTAAATCCAATCCGCGTTCTGCCGCGCCTTTTTGTATTTCGTCCCAGTCGCGAGCGATTTGGCACCACTCCTGAGCAGTCCGCTCGCTGATCCGAGGGCAGTTTGCCTTAAGCCAAGGGAGCCATCCCCCTCGCTTTGTCCTGCGCCGCTGCTCTAAGAGAATCATCCCGGCACGTCTGGCACGCTTGAGGGCTTCCCCTGCTGCATTGAAGGCTAGGTCAGCCTCGGCATTGACTTGGTTGATTAACTCTTCATCAGATAACAGGGCGATCGCGTTTTCATCTGGTTCGCTCTCTAGAGGTGGGTTAACCCCTCCTGTTACAATGGCTGCAAGAGTGGAAAATCCTAATTGCTTTGCAGCAACGACTGTTTCAGCTCCTTTGATTACAATATTGTCTGGGCTAATTTCGATGGGGGGCAAGTCTCCATCGTTTTTTATTTGTTCAACAAACTTTGCCACAAGAGCTTCGTCGTAAGAGCCAATAGTTAGCGACTCTATCGGGGCAACGGTTATGCTATTCATGCGTTTTTCCTACTAATTGCTTGGCAACAAAAAGTCCCTTGTCTGTTAGCGAGCATCCGCGCTCGTTAACATCAATAAGTCCCTTTTCTTTGAGTAGTCGAACTGTGGGGACTGGGTAAACTTGGTTTCCGTAATGAACCCAACTCTTTCCGTTTGTACGAGCTACCAACAACGCCTTAAGTGCCTTGACTTGCCACTCTGTGAGGACTAGCTCTGGCTTCACTGCTGGGGCTAACACCTGCGAACCAAGGTGATTAGAAACCTCCACAGGAGGCGTCACGCCAGAATCAAGCAACAGCGCAACGCACACTCGAAGCAGGCGATCGCTTTCTCGCAGAGCACCCCTCAACCCGATGTTTTGTAACTGGACTGATTGGATTAATTGGTCTCGTTCTTTCAGTGCTTCTTGTTGCTGAGATTGGGTAAACGTCATGCAACCTCCTTAGCCGCGCAATCGTAGTTATAGACGGCTACGGCTAAGCAGCAGCGCAAGTGTAAAAACTGGGGGGAGCTGTTTTTGTAACCGAAGGGTTTAGCGACCGCACATTCTTTGTCCTTCGGATTCGCGACAATTGCAATAATTCCAGCCCTTTCGCTAAACGCAGACCCTGAAACTTTCCAATACGAAACTTTCCAGTTTCCCCGATCTCTACTGACCTGATAGCCGTTTGTCTCTAACGTCTTTCTCAAGAATTTCTCAAAGCTCACGCGACTTCCCCCCCTTCCTCGCGCTGCTTTTTCTCTTCTGCCACATAGCGAAAAACGGTTGCTCTTGCAACTGAACAGCGTCTTGTGATTTCCGAGACCGGAACTTGTGCCCAGTACAGTTGAAGGATTTTTTTCTTTTGTGCTTGTGTCGCCTTTGCCATCTTTCTCCTACTTTTTCGAGTTTTGAGGTAGTCTCTTTTGAGACCTTCTTTATTGTCGCGTGACTGACTCGTGACAGACACGTTGCTTAACAAAACTTATTAACAGCGTTAGTGGAAAGATGCGTGATGATAAAGTGTAGTGGCGTGACACAACACGCTCGGAGGAAAGATTGAGCGTTAAGGAAATGACTAAATCTCGCTGGCTATCGGAGTGGATAAAGCAAGAACGAGAGTTGACGGGGTTAAGTCTCCGGGGTTTAGCCGCAAAAATAACGAACCTTACGCAGCTAGACATTGATAGAGGTGCGCTGTGGCGAGCCGAACACGGGGCTGAGATGAAGCAATCGGGTCGTGCCGCCGTTGCTCGGTACCTAGAGATTGAGTATGGGTTGCGGGGGAAACTTGAGGAAAACCTAGAGCGCCTAGTCAGACAGCGGACTAGCGAACAAAGCACGTTGACGACCCAAGAGGAACGCTCTGCTGCTATTGCGTGGTTAAGCAGGGCCCCGGTTACGGAAGTATTCTCAGTAGCTGAAGAATTTTTCTTCCCTCGATTGAAAGGGGAAAATTTTTTTAAGGTAGATGACAGCCTTCATACCCGTGGCGCGTGTCAGCCCTACAATAATTCGGAATTACTGAGGTGCATGGCCGTGGGACTAAGACAACTTATTAGAGATGCGATCGCTTCCAGCGGACTAACAGAGGATGCCGCATTAGAAGCGATCGCAGAAGCAACTGAAGTAGAGCAGGTTCTTCCCGAGTTAAGACGTTTTATGAGAGGGGAAACGAACGTACTACCCGACGAGTTGATTGGATATATTGCGGCTGGGTTGCGGGTTTTGACTGGCGACCCAAGGTTTAGCGCAAATCTTATTCGCGCTCATAACCTAGAACAATCGAACGGAAGCCATTCGATCAACTAGGTTCTTGCTATCTGAGGAACGCTATGAGGGTTTTTGCCCTCTTTTTTTTGTGGGTGGCACTGAATCAAACTCTTCCCGCCCGTAATAGACTGCAAAACCATACCCAGTTGACGCAATCTGGTTTTTTGACTTCCATGCGTCTCCAGCGATCGAACAATCACCACAACGAACAATGATAAGGTTTTCAATTAGCGAGATTGAAAAAGTCCTGGGGTCGTGGCTTGACTCCAAGCGTTTTTGCAGGTCAGTGAGAAACCGAGAAACCGTCTCATGCTCGTGGTTTTGGTTTAATTCCATGCCTTTAGCCGCTAGCTGTAAGTGTCCAAGTTTTGAGCCGAGTCGAGGGAAAAGGGAACCAAGCCTGTGACAGTCGTAAAAGAGTATTTTAACGACTGTCGTCCATTTGAAGGAGAAAGCTCACACCCCACACAAGGCGCGGTGTAACGCGGTTATCTTAATTGGGTGGGGGCCTGTCCAAAAAAAAGAAACCCGCCCAATCAAAGGCGGGTGCAAGCGTGTTATTTGGTTTTGATTGCTCTAAAAATCAGTGTCACCCGATGAAATACTGCACACTATGTTGTAAAACTCGCGGCAAGCTTCTGACCAGCTCCCTTTAGATTCGGCTGCTGTCTCTGCCAGCACTTTTAATTCATCGGTTGATTGACGGCATTGCCCTATAGCCCAAACAATAGCAGCATCCATCGTCGTCCATGCTTCCCACGGCTTTGACTTAGGTGAAAATGGGTCAGCTCCGTCAAACAACGCCATTAAGTCAACTGGACGCTCTTGCAATGACTTAAGAGCTGCGGGTGGGACTGGTTTAGGGGGAAGGTTCAGGACCGTGTATTCTGTCTCTAGTTTTTCGCCTGTCCGGTTGATTTCTAAGTCGTAATCGAGAGGGCTACCCCAGTCTGACTGAGATAATGCAAGAATGTGTTTTTGGATCGTGGTCTGTGTAATCTCTAGGATGCAGACGCATTCGCTGGCATAGTTCCAAACAATCATTGCCCAAAAATGTTTGATTCGCTCAGCCTTGCCTTCATCGTCGCGACGGATGTCAGCAGGAACTTCAACAGGGGCTTCCTTGAGTCGGACAGGGCGGTTTGCGGCACTCCAGTACAACCACCCTGCGATCGGGTCTTGCAGGATGCGGATTTTGTTTTTGCCTTGACGCAGTTTCATGTAGCTGCCAGAGGACGCCTGTTCGGGAAGTTGGTAAGACTGAGCAAAAGGATTAACGCTGTTCATGGTTGCAATGAATGAAGTAAGGTTTACTGTTCTAATGCGGCTAGCCAAAGTGGATCGTTATCGTCTAGTTCCAGTACTAGTTTCGTGAGTTGACTTAATGCGTGGATGCGGTCGAGCTGAGTTGTGTTGGGCTGACTGTGCGTTCGTGCCGCCTGTATTGCCTGTACCAGAATCGCCTTGTACTCTGGTGTGAGAGTCGGTGGGAGGGATGTCGTCATGACTTGATGGGTCTACGAGAATTCCAAGGTATTGTGCTTGTAAATGCATGATGGTTATACACCCTATGAATGTTATGTGATTGGTAGATGCCCTAACTCTATTGGCTAGAACTCGCACCCTTCGCTAGTCCATTGCGAGTCGTGATATGCGTTGCCAGTGAGTGGAAGGATGTCAGCCTGATGCTCTCCCGGCAAGGATTGCAGGTATAACCAGAAAGCTTGCCACTGCTCCTTGACTAGCTCAGAATGCTCACACGCTCCACTGTGGCGATGTTCTGGGCAATTGCAGATGACTGCGCCACGCGAATCTAGAATCACATCGTGGATGCCATTTTCATCAGTGACTCGGTAAGCGCTGAGTTTGTAAAGCTCTCCCTTCTCTGTCTCCAGCCAAGGGCTAATCTCGACAACTTCAACCGCTGGATTGGGTGGGGCGTATCGGTCGAACGCAGGCTCAATGTCGTCAGAGCGGCAAGCCAACCAATCGTACTCTAAAGGCATTAGAGAAAAGATGGCTGACTCTATCTCTTCTTGGCTTGCGCCGTGAATGATTGCGCTCATCTCTATTTCCGCCTCTAGCGCTTCAGCCTCAACCCGGTTGCGTTCCTGTTCGCGTAGCTCAGCTTCAGGCTTTAGGATGTCCCACTGTTCCGGCTTTTCATTGCCGGATTGAACTACGTAGCAAACATAATCACCGGAATCTACAGCGGCGATAATACGAACTGAAGGCTGATAGGGTAGATGGAATACATCGCCTACTACTGCTTCTGTTGTTGCGTGGTCAAATACTCGGAAGGTTGATGATTTGGGTTCTGTGTAGGTCATAATTGGTTTACTCAGGGTTTACTCGCGTTTTCTCTGGGCTTCCCGTCTTCTGTCGTTGTCCATTCGGTCAGAGGACGGGTTTTGGTTTGGGCAAATGCGCTACTCTTTGTCTTCTGCAAGGGGGTCGAACTCCTCATCCTCGTTCTCGTCCTTGCTCATGAATCCCTGGCGAATTGCTAGATCGTCGAAGTCTTTATCCTGGTCAACTAGACGACCTAGCTCGGTTACTTGAAACATTCCGGTCGTTTGATTGTATGAAAGCTTTGCCATTATTTTTCCTTTGATTGCTCGTTGATGAGTTGCTTTGCTTTTGGCGAGACGAAGAAGAAGTTATATACCGCCTCCTTAATCTCGGACTTACTTGGTTGCGGCTTCGGTTGCTCTGTCATGTTCGTTCGATATAGGGTGAGCAGCACCGAAACTTGGGAGAGGCTTGCTGTTGCTTGCCTGTATCTAATGTACTGTCATTTGATGGTAGTGTCAATAGTTGACAGTATCAATCAATGAGAGTATTGTATTGATGTATTCAGTAAATACCAATGGCAATGATCAACAAGGTTAAGGAGTTCGCTACTCAACAAGGAATAAAAACGGCTTACGAGTTTGCTCAAAAAACTGAGATTCCAGAGTCTACCGCTCATCGACTGTTCAGGAACCGAAACAACTACCCGTCAAAACAGATACAAGAGCTTATCTGTAAAACATTTAAGGTTCAACCAGGTGAGTTTTTGGGATGGGAGGAGAAATGATGGCAACTTCAGGTGTCTATCAAATTACGTGTCTTCCCACAAAAGACTTTTATATTGGAGCCTCAAAAAATATTGAGCAAAGATGGGTTCAGCATGAAGCTAGCCTTAGATCTGGGCACTGTCACTCAAATGTGTTGAGCTTTCTTTCTCGAAAGTATGGCTTTACCGCATTTCAGTTTGACGTTCTACAGTATTGCGAAGTATCGGCGCTAGAGGTGGCAGAACACCAATTCATCTCAAGCCTTAATCCAAACCTAAACGGAAGAAGACCCAATGGTTTTACCTCAGTAGGTAAACCTCGATGGAGTAATCCTCTTAATACTTCGTACCACCTTAATGTTGATGGAATTTTTGTAGGCGGCACTCAATTTGAGTCTCCACAAGAATGGAAAAACGCCGAGTGGGCAAAAAGCAACAAGACGAGAATCAGGAAGTCCGTCTCCTTTGTTGAAGACTACGCAAAGCTAAAACTGATCGACATAGTCGTTAATTCCAAGCCTGAAAAGATAGCTGAAATACTTGAACTGTTGGAGGGCAAATGACACTACAAACACCAGAAATCATCGAACAATGCGGACAGCCACTCTACAAAGTAGGGGAAACGCACTACTTTAAGCTTCGAGTACTCTCTACGGATGTTGAGGGTTTCGATGGTCACATTGAAGGCGAGGGTGTAATTGAAGATTGCGAACCCGATCCGGATTTCTGCACATGGTCTTATTTGATTTGCGGTTATTGGCTAGAGCAATCAATCATTGAGAATTCCGAGTTTTGGTATCAGGCTGAGAAGGAAGAGTGCAATGCCTAAACCTATTCGCGCAATAGCAGCCATTGCCGTGTTTGCTATTTTCATCCCTTTCATCGTGGCGTCCGCGCTAATCAGATCTATTAAGGGAGGAGAGAAATGACTAAGCAGTTAGAGCTATTTCCCCAATCAACACCCCAGTCAACAGAACCCCCAATCCAGTTCTACCAAAACTTCTTGGAGCCACATAACGCAGACATGCTATTCGATCATTGCAAGCAACTGAAGTGGCAGCACAACAAAATCAGAATGCTGGGGAAGTGGATAGAGTTGCCCCGACTGGAGGTGATGCACGGCGACTCTGAAAACTACCGATATCTGTACTCTGGCAGTGTGGAACTAATAGCCCAACCCTGGACGCCTCTGCTGCATTTCATTCGACACTCTGTAAACGAGCTAGCCCAGTTTCGTTATCAGCTGGTTATTGGCAACTACTACCGCAGTGGCAGCGACCATATTGGCTGGCACAGTGACAATGAGCCAAGTATGGGGAAAAGTCCCGCGATCGCATCTATCTCACTGGGTGCCACTCGTCGGTTTCAGCTCAAGCCAAAGAAGCTGAAGCAAGACCCGGTCACCTACGAGCTAACGCACGGCAGTCTAATTCTGATGCTACCAGGATGCCAAGAGCATTGGGTGCATCGACTTTGCAAGACAGCCAAGCCAGTGGGAGAGAGGATTAATCTGACATTTAGACCTTATGTGGAGCAAAGCAAATGAACCTATTGGAATACCAAAATCTCGCCACACGTACAGCTATCTACCCAGGCAAGGGCGAACCACTGGGCTTAGCCTATACAACCCTCGGATTAGCTGGCGAATCTGGGGAGGTCGCAGAGAAGATAAAGAAAGTGCTGCGAGATAAGGCGGGTGTGGTTGATGATGAGTCGCGTCTGGCTATCCAGAAAGAATTGGGCGATGTTCTTTGGTATGTCGCAGCCGTTGCCACTGAACTGGGACTGGACTTGGATGAAGCGGTACAGGCGAATTTGGATAAATTGAACTCGCGGAAAGAAAGGTCGGTCTTGAACGGGAGTGGAGACAACAGATGAATCAGCAGCTTTCCCTTTTTCCGTCGGCAAAAACCCGCCTTGAGTCGCTCATTGAGTGGTCGTTTGGGGTGTTCAACTCCCTTTCTACTGACCAGGAATATCAGCTTGCATTCTCTGGGGGCAAGGACTCACATGTGCTGCTAGGGGTGTATCTACTGTGGTGTGAGAGCAGGGGAAAGCGACTGAATGTGAAGGTTGTTTTCAGCGATACGTTTCTGGAATCCCCAAAGCTGTACGAGTTGGTTGACTTGGTGGCTCAGTTATGTAATCGCATCTCAATTCCTTTTGTCAAAGTTCACCCCCCCATCAAGAAAAACTTTTGGGTGCTACTTGTAGGCTATGGGTATCCAGTCCCCAATCACAAGAATCGCTGGTGTACGGAGAAGCTGAAGGGGGAGCCAATGCGGAAGTTAAAAGCTATCGGCGTTACGGGGCGACATACTGGCGAATCAACTAAGCGCGACGCTAACCTAAAAACCTGCGGATCGTCCGAGTGTGGCATCGACCGAATCAAGAATAGTGTCGATCCGTTAACCCCTTGGCGTAACTGCGATGTGTGGGATTGGTTAATCCTGCATTCTGATGAGGTGCTGTATCAGGGTGTATCTGATAAATTGATGAGTCTATACGACATCTCTGAAAGCCAGTCTGGAAGTTTGCGAATGGGATGCTTTATGTGTCCGGTTGTAGGCAGGGGGCAAATTGCCAAGCAGGTGGACGACGGCATCATTCCTTCATTCTCTCTTGCTGTTCGCGACCTAATCGAAGAACTCAGGGTTGCACCTCGCATTCTTTCACAACGCACGGGTAAGGCTGGGGCTATCCAGGTGGATGCCAGGATTGATTTCTGGGAAAAGCTTCAGCCCCATATTCCACAACTCAGACAATATGGTTGGCTGAGTGAGGAAGTTGAGTTGTTGGTAAACGAGCTACTAGAAGCGCGATCGTATCCTCCAACCTACAAAGAGGGGTGGGTGCGAGAACAGGAGTCTCGGGCTACACCTTGGCTTCAGCGAAAGGGAAAGAAAACTCGGTCGAGCAAGTACGAACAGTTGTCTTTTCTTTGATACCCGCGTCAGACCGCGTTTTTCTTAGACCGTCCTTGTGGGCGGTTTCTTTTTTGAGATCGGTAGGTAGAAGTGCAGTCACTGTTGCGACAGGTGAAAATGCGGTCTTTCCAGCTATTGGGAAGAGTGAATGGCATTGAACAAATCGCGCAAAGTTTAGTAACCGTGCGATCTGCCTTTACTTTCGGTTCTGGGGGCTTGATGGGTTTTCGTTTGGTGTGATACTGCGAGCTACAAGTAGGTTTTCCGCACGTGGAGACGCGATTAACCCAACTAGAGCGAACCTCGAAAAGTTGATTGCAGACTGCACAGTGTTTTTGCACTCTTTTTGGTGCTTTGGTCTTTGAAGGGGATGAGGTGCCAACAATTCGGATAGGAGTGGGAGCGGCTTCCCCTTGCTCCTTCTTTTGTTGAATACGTTCGAGGGCATCTAATCGACGCTGTTCGTTGAGCATAAGCAGGAAAGAAAAAAAAACCGCCATGAGGAGCGGTTGTTGATGAATAGTACTGATTTAATTATTGTACTGATTGGGTAGTACGGTCACACTGCCACAGGTGCAGGTATTGGTTCGGGCAACCATTGCTCACTAAAATCGTATAGAGCTGAAGCAGATCTCCTCATACTTAATGAATCGATCAAAGTTTGCGTAGCCATCCGCCTCTAGAGCTTCGTCTTTATAAGCGATTTGAATTCCCTGAACGTCGGCGAACTGAATGGAGAATTTGTTTTTGATGGTTTTGTTCGTGTTTGCTATGGCGCACAAAATATCTTGAGTTGCTGGAAGATAAGCGCATCCACAGGGTATTACTATAACTTTTGGGCGATCATCTTCTGGCAATCCCTTGATAGTCATGGTTGGATCGGGTCTATCCATGCTTTTTGGCGAGGGAACCCGCTTTTTCCTGCTCTGATTGTATTGGTAGTTGAGCGGCGGCGCAATGGCTTTAATCAGCTTTATTTCTGTCTTTCTTGCCTCTGCAAGGCTTTGATACTGAATCCATGCGACAGCATATCCGCCACTTAATTCAAAGTCTCTCAACTTCTCGTGATGATTTAATCGGTTCCAAAGGCACATGGCGCTGCCTATATAAACAACCTTGTTTTCTTTGGTCAAAACAAGATAGACCGCATGAATCCTGGGTAAGTCAAATCGCTCTGAGAGTAGCAGCTTAGGTAGTGTCAGTACATTTATCATTTTGCTACCACTCCAACTTTACTGTGTACTCAGCAATGGCACTGGGATTGAGTGGCGTCTTTCCCTCACTCAGTAGCTCTTGATACGCATCCCACGTTCGCTTAAGTACATCTTCTCTGGGGTTACGCCGTCCCCTCATCCAGCTCATGAATGTATCGAAGCTTTTGACGATGCGATGCTTATACAGAAAATTAAAGCACTCTGGCTGTGTCCAGAAATAAGCTTTACGTAACGCTACGGGATGTAGCCCAAACTCCGCTTCATGTGAAATCATAGTATCAGCCTCTTTGTGGGGTTGCAGTTGCTTTGAACTTTGCTAGAGGGAAAAGCAACTGCTTTTTGTTTATTCTACCCGAAAAACGGTATATTAACAGTTTGTCAACCGTTAAATAACCGTAAGATGGCTGAAAACCAGATTTCTGTGACGCTCAAGCCTGAGCAGCGTGATTTATTGGAGGCGCTGGCGGAAGATCAAGGGCTTCCGCCAGCTAGCTTGGCAGCTAAGTTGATTGTGGATGGATTGAACGATGAGCTTGAGCGGGTCAATCGAATCAATGTTTATTGGAAGATGAGGGAAAAGCGCTTGAATAACACATAAAAACTACTCTGTCTAGGGTACATAGCGCAAGTACTTTGCATCACGACCCACCCCTAGGGGTGGGTTTCTAATTAAACAAGAAAGCGGACGGTCATTCTACGGTGTCACGACCGCATAGAACCACGAAAAATCAATAGCTTCAGCAATCGACCTACTATCGTCGCCGTGGTGAAGCACGAAGCGTCAATGCTTTGAGCGATAGTCGCAGAATGACCGAATCGGCTCAAAGCGCACAATTTCAATGGTTCAAGGCTGATGAAACGAATAGATCCACTAAAGGAGGCTTACGAGCGAATTACGGGGAAAACCTATAGTTCTCGCCAGTGGAGACGAATCAGATCCGAGTATCTGAACGGTGAGGTGAACCTAAAAACAATCAAGGTTCACGCCCGACTCAGAAGCATCAACGGACGCCGCAATCTAACAATTGCCCACGTCCAGCGAGTTGAGGGATTTGATGAGTTTGCCCGATGCCTGGACGGTGAAGTGACGGGTGAGGACATCTACGAAGCCTTTAGGTTTCTAAATCCAGTGCCAAGTCCAACTACAATTCGCCGCTGGGGAGTCGAGATAGGCGTCCCTTTAATCAAGTCGAAGTGGTACACGACCGAAGAGGCTCAGCAGTGGGTGCGATTCGTTGGCGATCACGTTCGATTCAAGTTTCCAGAGTCTGCAATGAAGAAGAAAAAAGGAGCATAAATAGTGAATAAGTTACGCGAAATACTAGCCGCTAGAGGTAAAGAATTCGACGAGGGCGAGCTAAAATCACGGGTTAAAGATTACGGTTACAACCCAGATGAACTTTCAGATTCAGACGCTCAAGTAGTAGCTGACGAAATTGCTCCACAGTCTGCAATGACAGTGGCAAACGGAAACGGCAAGACTGCAACTTCAGCTAAATCAAAAGGTCGCGGACGTAAGAGCGCCAAACAGGTTAGCCTGCAAGACGCCATTGTTCACGCAGCCAAGGAGACGGAAACCGAGCTGACCACGATGGAGTCAGCTATCCGTCAGCATAAAGGCAAGTTCGTCAAGTCGCGGACTGAGAGCATTGTCAATGAGATTCGCAATACTTCAACTGAAATTGTTCAAGGTGTAACTGAAAAGCTGATGGAGGAAACGGCTGACGCCGAATCCTTTCTCGAAATCGGTAACGCATTTGGTTCGAGTCTTTTCCCATCTTTCTTTGAATTTGAAGCCTAACAATGCCCTCGTTTGGATGGGGGCAGGCTACCTACTCTTGATGTCATTAACGCTCGGAGCAATAGTTTATGGACAACTACAACGAAGTGAAGGAGGCAGAAGCAACCAACAAAGTCAGATTCTCGATTACCCCGGACGGGAAGGTCGAGTTTGACGCTCAAGGGCTTGAAGACTGGCGACTGAGCGATGCTATCTACCAGACCAGGGAAGCCGCTCAAGACAGCCAAAAGGCAAGGCAGAAACTCAAGGAAGTGGCAGCAGCAGAAAACATTGCGATGCATTGTTTAGCGATCGCGTTTTTCACGTTCTTAACCTTCGGGGCGACCTTCACACTCTCCCGTCTGGTTTCATCCACATTTAGTCAACACCAAGTAGAGGTTGCAAAATGAGCCGCAATGAAATCCGATTCTTCGGAATGGTCGCACTCTCAGGGTTTTTGAGTTTGACTTACACCTATCTACTGTTCAGCCAAATCAGAACAGCGTCTCTCATCCCATCTAACGAAATCGCACAAGTGGAGCAACGGTAATGGTTCTCGGTCAAATGATTCGCTTCAATTCGGGTGGTATCAGTCACGGTCAAGGGTTAGCCTCTGGACTTAATCCTGAGGATATTCGCCAGGTGGAAGCCCGAACGAAAAAGGTGATGCAACGAGCCGGAAAGATTCCGATGAAATCTTCTGCTCAAGCTGTGATGAATGCCGCTAAACTTGCAAGCTTTATGGAAAACCAAAACGAACTCATCAACCAGCAGATCGACCATCAGTCACGGCAAATCAGCGCAGCGCTTAACAACCGTGAGGCTGCTATCAAATTCGCTGGAACCAAGATGAAGGCTGAGCAGACTTGGCAGCAGCAAGGAGCGAAATTACAAGAGATGATGCTTCAACACAGATTGGCGACTGGCGTGATTCAGTCAGAGTCGGTTGGTACTCAGCAGGCTTATGCCAAGCAGTCTGTGTTTGACTCACTGTAGGAGAAACTCAAATGTCATTTAAGATTACTTACGAAGGTCAGCTTGTTAGTGATTCTCTTGATTTGGACGAAGCGACTCAACTAGCTAAAGAGATGAACGACGAAGCTACCAAGGAAGGTTGCGAGCCATTGTACGTAATAGAACAGCAGCCAAGCTTAGAGGTGCAATCATGACACGCTTTCAGATTTCACTCATAGCCACGCTGTTAGCCTCCGGGCTATGGATATCCCAGCTAGCCACGTCCTTCCCTCTGATTCGCTGGGGTTGCGTACTGATACTAATTGGCTACTTCATCGCAATCGCGATCGACGCTTTCCTCGACAAAGCCAATGTGGGGGGTGAGGGGTTTTACGGTGACTGGATAACGATAGTCACCCCCCACATTGGCTACGCAGTTGGACTGCTGTTTCTAGTCTTAGTCGGTATTTACGTGGGTTGGTAAAAACATGCGATTGCGGGTAATCAAGCCCCTAGCTCGATGGCAGTGACGAGCGATCGCCTGAGAGGGACACGTTATTCACCTTCTTGTTTTTAAAAATGGCAACTAATCACGTTCGAGTTGAAATGTCTCGCAGCGACTACGATCTGCGTTTAAATAATTCAGTTGCGAGCAACAGGGATGGATACGAAGACAACGTAGACGAGCGACTTTACGGTTATTGCTACGGGACAAATTCAGCCGTTCACGGTGCTAAGTCGGTAATAGTTGACGTAGTTGAGACTGACGGCAAAGTCTCTGGTTCCTATAAAGTTCTTTAACTAGCGGAGTCAATGAAATGCTGTTCCAGACCGAAAAAGCCGCCCTGAAGCCATCCCGGATTATTGCCAATGCCTACGACGCAATGTTCCTCACATCCTTTGCTATTGGATTTGGTAGCGCTTTATTGTTCGCGGGTTCTCTCGATAAGTTATCTAAAGCCATGCTCACGACGACGGGCATGGCTGGGTTGGCATGTTACACCGTCAACTGCAAGTTATCCGAGAAGGTTCGCAAAGTGGACAGCGCATTGGAAACGGTGCAATGGGAGTCAATGAAGTATCAACTTAAGGAGGAAGAGGAGGTTTATCAGCTTGCGGCTGAGGTGGATGGTGCAACACGCAAGGTTGAACTGATACTCAACAAGTCCAATCCGTGGGAGTGGGGACACTGGGCGAGACGCGCAGGTGTTGAGTCGAACATGCCGCCATTGCAGGATTTGACGGCTGAACCTGTCGAGCAGCCTGTAAGTGCCAGTATCCCATCGCCTAACGTGGCACCTATTGACCAGTCTCAGGTTGATTCTGTGGTTGCACCTGACTTACTGGTCAAACTCGATCAGTTGAGCGCAGCTTATCCCCAATACATTCGTGTTGATGCGATCTGGATTGATGAGCTATGTGATGCTGCATCTAACTCCAATATGTCAAAGCGGTTCAATCACCACTTTTGTATAACAGGCGAAACTCAATCCGGCAAGTCCACAATTGCTGGCGTCATCATCAACAAGATAGCCTTCAAGTCTGAGACCCCATCCACTATTATTGGCAACGACCCAAAAGACGGTGTAAGCCGATGGCTTTGCAAGTTTAGTTATCGGTTTGATGGTGTTGAGACAATCGACAACTGGATTCAGTTTGCCTTCCAAAAAGCGAACGATCAGAAGAAAGCCTATGCTAGCAACCCCAAGGAGGTGGGCGAGCTGTTCTTTGTTCAGGACGAAGTTGACTCTGTCTATAACAACGGCAAAGGCTTTTTGGGCTTCTTGGGTGCTGACAAGAAGGTGCAGTCGTCACAAGCTCAATCCTTGCAGTCACTGTGGAATTTCTTGATTAAGTACATGGCTGGAGCAAAGGGTCATTACATCGGAATTGGTCAATCTCCATTGTCCGGAGACACTGGACTGTCTCGTCCTGCCTATAAGTCCTGTTGTTTCATTGCATTAGGAAACACTGCAAATTACATCTTTGACCATCCCAGCGACTTCCTGAATGTCAACAAGGAGACTCAGGAGGTTTTACAGCAAGCGTTTGAGTTAATGACAAGCGCAGGTCAGCGATGCGCCCTTGTTATTCCAATGCGGGGCAATCCCTATGTTGCTTTAATTCCTCAGTTTGACGTAGATGGTTATCAGGCGCAATCAACAGAAGTTGAGATAGACAAAATTGAAGCAACCGAGCATGTCTTGAAGACAGTCGATCAGCTAATGGAGGAGATGATTAGCTGGATGCAGTCTCTTGACGAACTGCCCTCACCCCAGTCAATAGCTTCTGAGTGGGCATCGCTAAGCGGAAAACCTCCATCGGAAAAGCTTTTAAAGATAATCCTCGACAAATTGGGCTTGGGCTGATGGGTCACTATTACGACCATATCAACTGGGATGTTCGTTACCCTCCCAACTGGCCAGAGATACGCAAGGCAGCGCATAGAGCAACCGGAGGTATCTGCTGCTGCTGTAAAACCCGACCATCTAAAACCGCGCATCACGCTCGCTACCTCTGGAAAAACGACAAAGCAGGCGAGAATGTTTACCCCGTTTGTGACCAGTGCGATCGCCTTTGCCACTCCCCCAAGAATTGGAAAAAGCACAAGGGTAATCCACTCTGGAAAAGCCGCAACACACCGGAGTGGGAAGCAAAGCTCAAGCAAGGTTTTAACGAATTAAAGGAGAAAAACAATGGACACAACACTCTACGACGCCACTAAAACTACCCTAGTCGGCAAGGGTGTCAGTCAACAAGACGCTGATGCCGCAGCCAGAATAATTGCATCTGACAAGCCTGGACAAGAGCGAACACCGGAACAACAAACTCTCGTTACAAGAATTTGGCAGCAAGTCACAAGTCAAGATTGACCAAAAGTGCAGCCCTTACATCCCTGGCAGGACAGGACTGCACTGCCCTCATAACGACACTACAAGGAGCAACAGTATTATGGCAGAAAACCAAGATAAGCTTGGGCAACAAGGCTCTAGCGACAAACAGCAGAATCAACAGGATGAAGACACCCGAACGCAGCAGACAAAAGATGCGCTAACTGAAGCAATCCGAAAGAGAAGGCTGAGTTTTGCGATCGCTGCACTTTTCACCTTACTGTTCCCATCCCCTGCGCCAGGATGCGACAGAAGGGACAATCCCAACTGCTCCAAAGGCGCTTTTATTCAGGAGGTGAGCCAATGAAGTTACTTGCACTCGCCCTTTCCCGTCTTCCCAGTGACTGCCCCTTTGCCCGAACACTGCACTGGGGTCGTGTCACATTACGCATTCCGCCACTATGCAAACTTAATCCTTTCTACAACCAGCTAATGGCTGGTAAGTTTTGGGCATTAACCTACCTGGAGTCTCACTGATGACCAAATACAACGCCACCAAAACTGAGATGGACGGATTCGCCTTTGACTCTGAACTGGAAGCGGACACCTACCTCGACCTCAAGCGACTGCACGACAATGGTGCGATTGCAAACATATCCATGCAACAACCATTCAACCTGTACGCTCGCTCTGGTCAGGTGGTGGCAAAGTATGTGGCAGATTTTGTGTGTGAGCTACCTGGCGGCAAGGTTGTGATTGTGGAATCAAAGGGGATGCGGACCCCGGTATGGCAGTTGAAGAAGAAACTATTCCTTTCCGACTACCCGCACATTGCGCTAATTGAGGTTAGGGGACAGCATCAGTTCCCACTCGATTGTGTTTTCCCGGTCTTTTTGGATACCCCACGAAAGAATCGGGGTTCTAGGCTACGGAAGTAGTTAGCTGAATATAATCCCGTGTTTTGGGATACTTCAAGAAAACCGAGCCTTAAGCTGATTGGAAGTACCCCCTTCCAGCCGAATGCTAAAATCTGTTAGGCTTAGTCTATCCACGTAGTAGATTTACGAAAATAAGCATGGCTCAGATTAAGCGAAACACTAAGGTTCTCAATACTAAAGTTGACTCCATCAAGCAACAAGAACTTGGCAAGGATTTACTAGCTTGGGGCTATAGTTACAGAAGACAGGGCATTTCAGCGCCTTGGTGGGGTGCCTTTATTGAGGCGATCGCTGATGGAGTAATTGCTGATGACGGAGAAAATGTGATTTTCAAGATTCCCTACAAAAAGGGTTGACGAATCACTAAAGCACGTAGTAGATTGGATTTAGTTCAGAAAACAAAAGGAACCCAATGTTTTACGTAGAAGAATCAACAGGAAAAATCCTCAGGCAGGCTCCATCTGGCGCTTGTTATCAAGCCGAAACAAAAGAACAAGCACAGGCGATTGTAGATGAACAAGCCCTACCTTGGGCTCGCAAAAAAGCCAGCTTTAAAGTACTTGGGTGGCTAAACACCCAAGTAGATTTTGTGGTAGTTAATCAACGTGGTGAGGTAGTAGAGGTTCCGACGTATGCCAACGTGAATGGCTACCATTCATTAAGGGTTGAAGAATAAGAAGGGTTGAAGAATAAGATGCCGCTAACACTATCTCAATTACAGGCAAAAGGCTGGGTGTCTCAAACCCAGCAACTCAGCCACGGTATCGGCTGGGGTTACAGAATTCTTCGCAAGGACGGGCAGTTCAGTTCCAGTATTTACAGCAAGGAGGAGCTGGAAGACGAGCAGAATCAGATTAATTTATTTGCACAGTTTCAAGAACAATAATTAGGAAAACAAGATGTCTTTAAACAGTTGCCCAGAGGTTATCCAGTTTCGATCTTATCGGTTAGCCCGAGGCTCAGCGCAATCAATGCGAGATGGTAGGCTGGACGAATCAACACACACTGCAAGAATCAGAGTGGATGGAGGCTATGACTACTACGATGTCCAAATGGAAGGCGATATAAAGAGAGCCATTCAAGAGCTGAAAAAAGAAGGCTACGAGTTTTTCTAGTCATCTGCAAAAAAAACTTCAGCCCGTCCTCTGTGGCGGGTTTTTCTTTTTAGATACCCGCGTTCCACCGCGCCTAAGCCAAGTTCATCTTGCCGTCTTTCCCAAACTTAATCGGCACGTTGCTTGCTTGAGCGATCGCATTCCAAGATTTCACTTCTGCTGCCTTGGGTTTCTCCTCTAGCTCATCAATCAGCGCATTCCACATGGTTGCTACAAGCATGCCTAGGCGAAAGTTGTAATAATCCGGTTGAGGTGGTGGAGGTTGAGGTTGAGGTTCTGAAGGAGTAATCCAATCCTTGAGCACGGCGTCCCACTCGGCATTGCCTGAGGGCTGAGGAGGTTTTTCCACAACCTCAGTGCCATTGAAGTAGATATTGGGTAAAGGCAAATCCACGCCTTCGATTTCTCTGATATTGGCGGGCAATCCAGTAGGAGACGCAAGGCTCACTACCTGTCCGTTTTCGTCAACCCACCACATTACTTTTACTGCTGCCGCCGCGCTTGTTTTCTTTGTCATTTCTTAAATTGGTAGTTCAAACAATGTCGTTATCTTCCCGGACTCAGCGGCTAACAGAGGTACCCCTCCCGCAGAAGAGGCTCCCACCCCTCCCTTGCCGCCATTTCCTCCCCCTCTGGGTGCGTGGGCAGCATGCTGAATACCTGGGGCTATAGCCCCAGGTACCCCCGCCGATACGTTCAGCGTAGCTCCGGTAACATTAATGATCGGGGCAATCAATATAATTTGTCCTCCCCCTCCTGCGCCACCCCCGTTGCCACCAAATCCGCTGGTTGTAGCAGTTCCGTTGAGGCGTCCATCTCCGCCATTCCCGCCAACAACAGAAAGCAGCGCACCGGGGGAGACCGTAATGCTTTTAGCCGACACCAAGACGATAGTGCCACCGCTACCACCGCCTGCACCAACCAGACCCATGTTGGCACTATTGTCTGAAGCAGCTGCGTTACCCCCGTCTGCTCGAATAATCCCAGAAGAGGCTATAGTTATTGCCCCAGCCGCCTCAATCCAAATCCCTCCCCCTCCATCTCCCCCGTTGGGAAAAGACGCCGAGCCTTGCGTAACAAACCCACTGCCTCCCCCACTTCCGTAGGGCTGTAGAAGGTAATTGTAAGCCCTGCCCATCGATCCGGCTGCGCCGCCGCCACCCGCGCCAATACCACCACCACCCGCGCCACCCGCCGTACTGTACTGAGTAAAGCCAGGGGCAGACGTACCTCCCGCGCCAATAAACCAGACGGTACGTCCCCCACCCCCTTGAATAGCCGAGGTGACAGTAATTAATCCCGTAATCGTAACGTCTCCAGAGCAATACGCTCTGGCAAAGCCGTCTACCGTGATTCCCACGCCAGAAGGAACTGCCCAGTTGCGGTAGTAGTACTGCCCTAGGTTAAGGATGTCGCCGGTGACGGAAGTTTTGTCGTTTTGCGAAGTGCCACCAAACACCCGTACTCGATTCCAGGGGGGATGAACTTCAAAGCCTCGCAATCGGCTATCGGCAATCAGTCCCGAGATTGCCCCTGCTACTGTAGTCACCGTGGCGAGTAGGAAGTAAAACTGGGGAAGTATCACTCCACCCCGAACAACCCCGGTTGCGTCCACGTAAACGTAGTTTGTCGCATTGTTTGCAAGTGTCAAGCTTCCTGTGCCAATGGTTACGATCGCACCTGTAGGCAGCAGGCAACGCCCTCCCGTGTAGTTAACGTTTAACCCCGTGCCTGCCGTGACTATAAGTTCATCTCTAAACGCTTGCCACTGGGGCTTGATATTGGGCAATGCGTCAGAAAGCTGGTCATCAGTCAACTGACGCAAAAAACCTGGGAACTCTTCCTCGTTCGCTTTCTTGGTAAACCTGGGGCGCAGAAAAGCGTTAAAGTCTTCGACCGAAGGAATTGAATTGAGTTGATAGACTGGAAGCGCCATTTAAACCCCCGTGACGATGACGTAGTACATGTTAGCCCCCGGTGCGACAAGGGTAGGAACATTGAAGGTGGTTGAGCCATCGCCTACACCAAACGTCGTCCCAATGATTGCAAACAAGGCTGCATAGACTGTGCGCGAAAGAGCCTGCCCGTTGGCTTGCACTGACCGAGCTGGAGGAGTAGGGGAAGAAGCGATCGCAATAGCGCTAATGGGAAGTTGAATTAGCGCAGCATTCGCAACATCCACATACTCGCAAGTAGCAATTGCTGTTTTATTCGTCCCAGTCCCAGTTCCTGGAATTTGCGTGGGCGAAAGAGGGAGTCCCGTCAAGGTAGGGGAGGCGAGAGGAGCCTTGGCGTCTACCTGTGCCTTGGTTGCTCGGTTGTTGGTAAATTCCTGGTAAATGGCGTTTTTGGAAGGAGCGTTTAAGTCCCCACTCCACCCAGCCCCAAACGCAGAGTTATCGCCACTCGTTCCCCCTGGATTTCCCTTAGCGGCGAACAACTGCCAGATAGTAGGGTTAGCGGCTGGGGGTTGGTTAATGCTCGTTTGTGCAAGGCACTGATAAGTTGAACCTCCCACTGAAACAAGATTACCCCTGCGATAAAGAATTGCCGCATTCCACTCCCCTTGGCTCACAACAATGCTCACCAGCGACTGCAAGAACAAGGGGTCAGTCTTCAGGTATTCCCCCACCTGCTTTGCCGTTTGGGGTCCGCGATCGGTTGCAAATCCCGTGCGCTCCAATTGAGCAAAGCTTATTTCTGCTACGTTTGGGACAATTGCCTGGAATGCCTCTCCAACTGTCTCTAGTCGGGGTCTGGCGATTCTTTCTAGAGGAATCGACTCGGCGGCATGGTTAACACCTGAATAGTATTTCCCGTCCGTGTAGAGGTGGGAGGGAAATTCGTCGTTAGTCGAGTAATAGTCGCCAGTACCTGCTTTGTAATAGGTGTAGTCGGTGAAGCTTTGCAGGACGGTGAACGTATAGGAAGTGTTACTGGTTTGACTTTCTTTTACAGTGACGGGCGATAAGACGCCATTTGTAATAGAGAAATCGTGTTCAACTTGAAGATGGTAGCTATCCGGATCTGTGTCGATATCCTTTAAAGGAGCGTCCAGTTTTACGCGCAAAACTCCAGACGCGATCGCTACTCCCCCAGAATCTTTAAAAATTCCCGTAATCAAAGTCAAGTCAGATGGGTTCCCCTACGGCACTCAGACCTACACGAAATCTATCATAGTGTACAAATGAGCCATTGAGCGACCCTGGAGAGCACCAACACGGCATAAAGAGTCGATTGAGCTGCTCAACGAGTCGCCATTGGTCGCTTGATCGCAGGTAAAAAGCTCGCCCTGTTGAGTTGACAAGCAAGGAATAGGTCAACAACTCCCCCCCAATGGGGCTACCAATTGCGGTTTCCCCGACCTGCCAAGAGCCTTGAAGCTCGATCGCAACATCAAGCGAGAACAAGGCTAATAGATATTCCAGTAACTGTTGAGTCCCCTTAAAACTCCATACGAACTGGGCGTTTTTGATTAGCGTGCGCTTAACTGGTTCGGGCCAGCTCGTGTCCCAATAATCCCCCGTAAATCCCATCAACTGAGCAAGCCAGTCCAAGGCGTCAGCCCTGCACGTTAGTGGGTCGATGAAGTCTTTGGGAAAGTTGAGGATTGCCTGCTGTAACTCAACAAGCATGCGGTCATATGGATCGACTATCCAACTGACAATTTCATTGTCTTGCCATGCGTATTGCGGCAAGCGCTTTAAGATTGGTTTTTTCTCGTCCCATGCGCTCATTTTGTTGTTCCCCTCATACCCGTGTCAAGCCGCGTTTTTCTCTAGTCGACATCGCCCCCCTCTCCCATGGAGAAGGAGAAAGTCTGGTTATTCACCGGATCGACTAGATCGATTGTCGCACCAAGGCAATACCCGGCAGTCCATTCATTGGGTAGGGGAATGTTTGAGTAGAAAGTTTCGATTGAGGTTGACTGACTTGTCTCATCGAATCGAGCGATCAACGCCATTACGGATTGCACATCTGCTACGCCGGAATTTTGCACTACAGCCACAAGGGAGTAGAGCACGATTGTTTGTCCCAGTGGTAAGCGTCCTGGCTCAAGGTAGTCAACCAATGCTTGATAGATTGTCTGCGCCCTAGTCTCTGGGTTGTCGCCAGGGATTAGGGTGGCGATAACGCCAATCTCTAGGGGGAAAAGCTCAATCGTGGAGACACTCACGCCCGAGGCAATAGTTGTCCCTTTTTTCTTGTTTCCCTGCTGCAAAAAGACGGGTAGCTGAGCGGACATCTGAGATTGTAGATCTTGAGCTTGGGCGGTATTTAGTTGGGTTTTATCTGGGTTGAGAGCAAAAACGTGCGTGAAGCCTGGTTTTTTGCTCAGTTTGTCCGGCGTAAGTAGTCCCACCACCCGGACAACGCTTCCCGGTCCTAGCACCTCCATTGCATATTGCTCGAAATCGTCAGCACTAATCAACACGCCTTTTTTGCGGCGAATAGTCTGGAAACCTCTTGCCTTAGCTTCCTCTTCTGTCTCTGCATTGAGTCCCCCGCGCGCAGGCTCGGTGTTGGTGACAGAGGCTAGGTAAGCTCGCGTTTGACTTAGGTTGGTGAGGGTGTAGGCGGCGACGTTGTACTTGACCCCTTCTTCCTTGGCTGAAGCTGTCACCTTGAACTGAAAAGTGTTGGTGACGACCACATCCTCATCGGTAAAGAATTCCAGTCCCCCTCCCGTGACCATGTACCCCTTGGAGAGCACGAACTGGGTAAGTGTGGCAGATAGGGTGAAGGTCAGCGTAACTTGAGCCTTGCGCCCCAACATTCGCTGGATTCCGCAGGTTTGGAGGTGAATGACAGCGGCTTTTTCTGCCATCCTGTCGGCTGCGTATTCCAGTTCGCGACGAGCGAACTCAACAGCGTCAGTGAAGACCACGGTTGGCGCGTGGGGGGCCCGGTCGTTGATCGCTCCCTCGGAATTCGCCTCGATAATCGAAAGCATGTTTTCTCGAAGATCGCGATCGCCAAAAATGGAAGGGGCAATCAGGGGAGTGAAGCGAATGGGGTTGGTCATGTGTTACACGTCTATGCTGTTACTCCCATTCTCAGGCTTTGCGCCTTCTCCGGTTCGCTCTTGGCTATCCAATTCAATTGCACCGTAGCTGTCCCACCATCGCTAATTGAGCCAAAACCAGAGCAGCTAGCAATAGTGGGACACTGCTCCTCAACTGCGATCGCTAGTTTCTTAGCTATGAGGTCAGGAGTGGTGACGGTAGAAAACGTGAAGTCTGGGGTACCGCAAGCGTACACTCGCATTATTCGTTCGGGAATACGAGTAAAGACGGTTGCTATGATGTCCTGCCTGTCTCTATCAAGATCGCTAGATAAGGCAAGAGAACCATTCTTTATTGTCCACGGGAATGTCGTGCAAGTTCTGGTCATTGAGTTAGGCTAGAGTTGACGTTTTTCCACCCACTGTATGCCCTTATCCAAAGAAGCCGACAGAGAGCGCAAGCGAAAGCAAAAATACAAGCGGTCTGCTCGCCCAGTTGAGTTTTCTCAATCCTATCCTCACTGGGAGGAGTTCAAGCACTTGCTTACCCAGAGAGAGCGCACTATTGTCGAGGCTTTTTATCTGCATTGTCTAAGCGATCGCGAAATTGCCCTAAAGCTAGGAAGCTTCACAACCCGCCAAAACATTGCCAAGCAACGACTTGCAGCACTAGCAAAAATTAACTCATCTTCTGTAGTTGACAAAATTCCACCTAGTGAGGCATACTAATAGATGTGAGGGCAAGCACCACACGCCCCGCCTCGCCACAAGAAAGCAAATGAACCTCGCCGCAACCAACCGCTACCCCGCTTCAGCCCTTGTCGCAGTTCTTGAAATCATCACAAAAAAGTACAACAACAAGGAATTGAGCATAGCTCGCTTAGACGCTAAGTATGGGCAGTGCCAGTTCACAACAAAGTTCTTCGCTAACCCCGAAATTGCAATGATTGCAATGCTAGGTCGCCGCCATATCTCAAACATTGCAGACATGAAAGAGATTGCCGCAATGGATGACTGGGATGGTGAGGCAGAAGGGTTTTCTTGCCCGGTTAATTTTCAAGACTATTTGTTGGAAGTTGTTGAAAGTAGCTTTCACTAACCCGCGTTATACCGCGCTTAGTCCGACACATATAAGGAAAACAATCAATGTACGACCTCGTCCAGTCCGCTCTAACCGCCACAATCGAAACTGTCGCAATTGCAGGAATCGCCGGAATCATTGTCCACGCCTTTTACGCGCAGCACACACGTTGGATGGACGCTTACTGCCCACCTGTCCAAGACTATACGCCGGATACACAAGAGGAAACCATGGCACCTTTTTCTGAGGTTGGCGAATTAGCCAAGGCGCTCATTATGGAAGTTATACCAGCCACCGACGCGGCGCTGGAAGCTCTTAAGAAAGCGGTTAAAGAAATCCATCAACCGAAGAGTCGCAAGTTAGTATAGTTCTTTGGGGTGAGGGGTTCCACCCTTCGCCTCAGCCTTACTTGGGGGATAATGGAAGTATGCGCTCGCCTCAACCCATGTCAAAAATACTGGTCATTGAAGATAACCCAACGATTCTAGACAACCTCCAGGAACTGTTAGAGGCTGAAGGGTATGAGGCAAGCGTTGCTCTCGGTGGAGAAGAAGGGGTGAGACTAGCCCAGTACGAGCATCCAGACTTAATTTTGTGCGACATGAAGATGCCAGGAAAAGACGGGATTGAGGTACTGTCTGAGTTGCGATCGTATCGAGAGACGACACTAATTCCGTTTGTGTTTTTGACGGGACATGCAGACAAGGAAAGCTGGCGACATGGGATGGACTTGGGCGCTGATGACTATTTGGTAAAACCATTCACCCGCGCGGAATTATTGTCTGCTGTTGAGGCAAGGCTGGAACGCTCTCGACTGGCTAAAGAACTACTTTGCAATGAAAAGGAGCGGAGGGGGCAAAGGATATTGGAAACTGTCCCTGGTCGAGTGGGTAACCTGCTCAATCAGGTGATGGGCATCTTTGCCCTACTGAGTGAGGAAGATGACCCACGAGAGAGAATAGCGCTTGCGGATGTGGGGCAAAAAGCAACAGTGGAGCTTTGTGCTATTTGGCAGACTCGGTGAAAATTGTTTTCTAATTCAATTTTGTCGTCGATTAAAATAATAAAAGAAAAGCAAGCGTGCGCGCCTGTTAGGTGTTACTAGCACCTAACAGGCACGACTTCCACCCACTAGACACAACCTAGGAGTGACAATGAAGAATAATAGCATTTTGCCTGCCGACTGTTTACTCGTCCCTGTAGGTAGTCTTGAGTTTGACGGCATCCGGCTTCATGGTAGTGGAGAGTACCGAATGCACAAACAACAAATACTGCAAGCAATTGATGCAGACAAGAACTTTTTCAATTCCGGTCAACTACAAGGGAAAACGCTAAAAACTTTACTAAGTGGCGGTTTCACTGATAAGGTCAAAAAGGTTCGGTATCTTAAAAATGGCAGGGCAGTGCAGGCTGATTCCTACTCGTTAGATGACGCACTTGCTGTATGGGATTATTTTGCCTTTGATGTAACGCCAAGAGGGAAAAACCAGAAGTCGGCGCAGGCGACTAAGGATAACGCAATTGCACTCATTCGGGTACTGGCTCGCGACTCTCTCCAAGATCGATTCGAGCAGGTTTACAATGAGCGCCGAACATTAGAGGAGCGAATAGAGCATGACAAGGCAAGGGGCGAGGGTAAGGTTGCGCGGCTAACGTTGACTGACGCTATTAAGTATTACAAAAATGCTCACGACGAACTAAGTGAAAGCGACAAACACTGGCTGTACTCAAATACGACGGACGTCATTTATTTGGGGGTGTTCAACAAGCGAGCAAGACAGTTAAGACAGATCTTCAACGCAGAGTCGGTTAATGGCTTGCGAGATCGGATGACAGCCGATGAACTGAGATATGTGAGCGAAGTAGAAGATTTGGCTGCTCGCCTAATCATGGGTTTTGACTTGTATCCAATAGACGCGGCAAAAGAGGCTATCAATCGACTTATAATTCCCATCCAGCACAGGGCTAGCTAGCACGCTCCCCTTGATGGTATGGAACGCCGCTCCTTATGGGGCGGTTTTCTTTTGGGATAGAGTTCACCACCCTCTGGTAACTAAATCATCCCCATCGTCATCAGTGGCACCCACGGTAGCCACACTTTTACCAGCGATACTCACATCACTGGCATTGACTATTCTAATTGCCGCTCCCCCTGCGTCCCAGCTCCACGTCCCTCCCCCAAACGTCCACTTCATCCCGTCTGCACTGCCAAACGTCCAGACTCCGTCCTGCATCTGTGCGTAGGCTCCTCCCTGTTCAAACCTAATCTTATCCGCCGCTTGCACGGTCACGGTTCCCACCCCAGTGGCGAGGG